TCGGGCGGAATAGGGGTATTAATTCGCTGAGACGCTAATCTTTGTTCTGCAAAATCTTTGTCTAGGCTATTAAATACACCAGAGTTATCGGGCGGAGGACTTAATTCTGTAGGTTTTGCCTGTACATCCGCAATTAGGCCGCGCCTTGCAAAACCCCCGGGGCTCTTCATATATGGTGCAGCGCCCGTTATAGAATTACGATCATACCCCTGCATAGCAGCGGCTACTTGTGCCTCAAAAGCGAAAACAGCGTCTAACTTCCATTTTCCATCATCTGTTCTTAATAGACCGGGATACTTAGCTTCAACGGCGTCATACCATTTATCACCTCCACTAGCTCCTACGCCGCGAAACCTGCCTCTTTGAGCATCGTTTAGCTTTAGCTTCAGTCCGTTATCTTGCGCATATTTAATTGCAAATTCTGCCACTGGATCAGGGTCGTTATACACTTCAAACTCAGCATCCCCCTGCGTTTCAGCAGCCGCCGCCCTACGTGCCGCTTCCGATGAAGCTATTATTCGTGCAGCGGCATCTGGGCCACCTCCACTTTGTGACATTATTAGTGCCTGCGTTTCAGCAGCAGCGCTATCTGAAGTCGCATTAAACGGAATAGGGGTATTAATTCGCTGAGACGCTAATCTTTGTTCTGCAAAATCTTTCTCTAGGCTATTAAATACACCAGAGTTATCAGGCGGGGGCGTTTCACCCCCTTGTGAGGTTGAGTCCGATTCTGCGGTCGCCCTACGTGCTGCTTCCGATGAAGCTATTATTCGTGCAGCGGCATCTGGGCCACCTCCACTTTGTGGCATTATTAGCGCCTGCGTTTCAGCAATTTCTTCTCGTTTTCGTTGCGCTAACTTTTCATCCTCAGACAAATATCGCGGTGGGTTATCAGTAGAAACTACAGGAATTTCATCGCGCACATCAGCATCACCAGCAGCGCCAAGTGTAGCTAAACCTCCAGATGCAGATATAGGGGATACAGGAACTTGGCTAAATTCACCAGCGGGTAAACCTAGAAGAGATGAGTCTGTATTACCACCCATACCGCCTGTAGGAGATGAATACATAGCACCATTAACGGGAGGTAAATATGCAGACACGCCGTAGTTACTAGGTGCAACATTGTTTTTATCGCTTGTATCTATAAGAGGAAAAGCATTATCACTAATGTCTTTAAGCTGTCTTTTTAATCCACCAGACATGGGAACGTAAGGCACTTTTTTAGCAGCCTCGACGTTCCCTTCACCAACAATGAAGACATCTTGTACACTATTCCTAGGCATAGCTTCTAAGGTGTCTTGCGTCATACGCCGTGTTTCGCCCGGATAAATAGGGCTGTTTTCTACGAACGTAACAATAACTTGATTTGCAGCGCCCCTAGGAAAGCCACCCGGAGCCATCTTTAAAATACCACCACTAGCCATAGTAGCTACAGGGGCAGCAGTGTTAGGTGCGACAGTTTTAATGCCTGTGTTCTGAGCTACATCAGTCTGCGGAGCCATAGATTGCGCCATACCACTTGCAATACCTTGAGGCACACCTGCTGCATTAGTTTGCTGGGTAGGAGCTTGACCAGTACCTGTTAGCTGATCCACTATCGTGGGCTGACCTAGCCCCTCTTGCCGCGTCTGTTCGTCACGCATCTCTTTACGGTTGTTTAACTCCGAAGCAACTGCCCACTGCGGCACCGAGGCATTAGCGTTCTGCATAAGGCCCATCAACTGTTGGTCAGGTGCGCTACGCAGTGCGTCTTGTATTTCTAACAGATTCTGCATTATGTTTCTCCATACGCCTTATAAAGAGACACTCCCGTAAGACCCGCGCCTGCTACTTGTTGGAGCGCGCCCGGTTTCTGCACAGGGGTTGTCGATGTGCCAGTCATACTACCTGTATCAGCAATAGGCTGTCCTGCTAGAATACTTGTCATATTGCTAATCTGTTCTTGAGTATAGCCCTGTTCTGTAAGGTACTTCTCATACTCCAGATCGATTTCCGTCTGCGCTCTACCTTCTTCGGCAGCGCCTAGCCCTTCTAGTAACTGCATATCTTGTATATCTGTTTGACGCTCTAACTCACCGAAGGCGACAGAATCTTTAGCAAGATTTGCTCCAGTCTCTAACGAGGATAGCCCGTGTGTCGCTGCGAACTGATCCGCTGCTTCTCTGTCGGTTTCAACCCGTGATCGTTCTCCGGCCCTAGATTTATCTACATCCATATCCGCAGTTCGAGCAGAACTAAACTGCGTACTCGCATCACTATAGGCATCTCTTAATCCCGTATCCTGTAGGTCTCCCATACGGTTCAACATAGAATCTTCAGCTAGGAAGTTCTGCACTGCCCCGCGTGATCCCCCAAAAGCTCCTGCACTAATTGCGTCTGAATTTCTTAACCCTTGCGCTCGTTGAAAATCACGTACAGCGCCGCGCTTCTGCCCGTCTACTACGTTTTGCATAAAGGGATTCATATACTGCGCAACATTGTTCCCTGTAAATTTATCAGGGTTAGTATAATCGTATTCGTTAAATGAGTTAGGGTTATAATTCCCCAATTCAGTAGCTTTTGCCATACCCTCGGTCATATAGTTCTGCGCGTTTCCGAGACCTGATATACCATCTCCAGTAGCAATAGCCCGAGTACCTTCTATAGCATTTAGTGTATCTTCGCTTTGACCTGCAATACGCTCCCCCGTATATGGAGTAAATTCCTTACCGAACTCTGCTTCAGCCCTCATTAAGTTACGTTCAAAATAAGGTTTAGCCCATGCAGGTAGATCATTTTCCTGAGCACTGGTTGTTGTGTTATTATATGTCTTACTACCGGTCATCGGAAAGCTCCATTCTATAAGCCGTATACTCTGGTTTCCAGCCGTGTCTTTCTAACACACGACCCCACCCTCTGCGTCCGCAACCTTCAAGGTGCTTACAGTTATTAGCCTTTGCGTATTCCCGTAGAGTATCTTGCAGTATAGACATTATCTCTACCGCACCCCTACCCCCTACCCAATCTATAGCTAGAGCGCGCCTATTTGGGTACTCTAGTATACGTGTAGTAAATGCCAAAATAATAACCCCATCGCTTACTGCAATCCAGAGCATATAGAATTTACGTTTTATATCTTCGTACACACTGGTTGTTGTAAAAGTATCATCTTGGGTTTTAACTGCGCGATCCACAAACCCTTTTACTTGGGGCCACACCGTATCTAGGTACTCTAACGGTACTGATGTTACCGCAGGAGTAGTATCTATGAATACATCTTTCATGCGGGCAGGTACTTTTTAAGCACTTTGGCGGCATCGCTGCCTGCATCATTTACTTTGTCTAGCATGCCTCCGCCGTACATTTTCTCTATTGAATCGGCTGCGTCTGCGCGTAGTACAAATTCGTTTTCCGCAAGCAATACATCTTGTTCAGAATTGCCCTCTTTGAGTTTAGCTGGTACTTTATCATCTGTACCTGATCCATTACCATTACCGCCTACACGCCCATTCTCACCACGCGCAAAACGGTCACGGGTTTCTTGGGCTTCACCACTACGTACACTATCTACTAAGTCTCTTAACGCATCTTCTCCGTACTGCTGCACATATTGCGCAAGTACGATAGCGGCGCTATTCTCATCTAACTCACCGCGTATAGCTCTTTCAGCATCGTTAATAAGGTTTTTCTCGTTACCACCTAATACTGATGCTATTCCGCCATCCTGAGCTATTTCACCACCCAGAGCCATACCCTGCGCGCCTTGATTTCGTAGCCACGCGGTGTACTCCATAATATCGGCAGCACTAGGATTATTCCCTGCTGCATTACCAGCGTTATTCACCCAGTCAGGAGGGGGCTTTTTCATTTCGCCCAGCTTCGCCGCATTACTATAATTTGTTTCAGTTGTAGGCGCTGTTGCCTTGGTAGCTGGCGCTGCGACATTATCATCGCCCCCGTCGGGACCTTTTAGTTTCTTACGCAGGTCGTTATTATATTTAGCTGCAGCGGCACGTTGGTCACGTGTTGCCTTGTCCTCCCCAGAAAGTGATCCCTTAAAAGGACTAAGTCTAGAAATATCTTTTCCAAGACTCCCTAGTCCTTTCTTGCCCTCGTAATTTGGAATTTTGGCCCAGCCATCTTCTGAAAAGGTAAGAGGAGGTGTTTCTATTGTTACGTCGCTTGAGTTATTTCCGGCATTGTCACGGGGGAAAAGGGCATTCCCGCTATATCCCGCTAGTGCGCCTAAAGGACCCCCAACTAAGGCACCAAGACCCATAGCATACTTATTGTCCCAGCTACCGGGAAGATTATTTGCTGTGCCCCCTGTTATAGGGTGCGAGGGTGCTTCGCCAATTTCTTGAGCGCCTACAGAATAACCCTCCCGCCCGGTGGCTGAACTATCAGCCCGTCCGAACTTACCATACGCGGTATCATAACTGTCCCCCGTGTAGGCTGTTTTGTCTTTCTCATTTATTAACGTACCGCCCTCGTACACATAACCATCACCGGGCGTAAATAAATTAGCTAGTTCTTCCCTAAAACTGTTCTGATTCTGGCCCATCAGTAGCCCCCCTTACCTGTTGCGGGTGCGGGTGCTGTCACCGTTACTGTAACATCTTTAGGTGGGGTTTTTTTGTCGTCCGGTTTGCTAGTCATACTACTATCCTCAGTTCACCTGTTGCGGTTTTATATACGGCATCAACCGCTAACCCACCCGTTACTGCTGCCGCATTATTAGCATACACGGATAAGCCTGTTAAGGTTATAGTTACGGCAGTGACGCTTGTGGCCCGTGTTTGACCTGCATTAGTTATCTGTTCAGCAAATAAAGCAAAACTACGCGTCATTTGAGAGAAATAATTTTGCGAATACGTTGTTGGGGGACTACCAAAAAACGGTACAGGGACATTAGTGGTCATCAGCGTCTCCCATCCGGTCTAACATCAATCCTCGGTGTACCCATACGCCATGAAACTCCGGGGAGGTCTGGTTTTGATGCAAGCCGTATAGCTATAGACCTGCTCCGTACCCGAATATCTAGTTGTTCAGTAAAAGTTCCTACAGCTTGCCCAGTTATCGTATTCGTACTATCGGCTGGACTACCTGTATCCCCAGTAGCACTGCCCCCCGGAAAATCTCTTTCGGATATGCTTAATATAGCTAGCTCCGTACCTACCGTAGAATCCCTAAACGAGATATCTGGTAGCAGTCTTTTAGCAAACATGTACTGATCTCCATCCCCTAACTCTATAGGGCTAGATTCTATGTACGCATTTAGAGCAGTAGGGGGGTTTTGACTTCCATCGTTAATACTATTCTCATGGTTGTATATATAACCATCTGTGGAAGCAGCGATAGGGTATCCTGTATTACTGTTGTCAGACCACGCTGTTCGGGCTAATGACCCATAGTACCACACATTTTCAGCGTAGTTAAACACTACGTACTTATCGTTATTTCTTGGCACTGCCGTAGCCTGCGAAGGGTAAAACCACCATACCTCTGAGAATGCTGCATTACTAGCTGCAGTGACCTTCGATAGTTGGTCTAAGTCTAAATCATCGAACACGTATTCTTTTACTGCGCACGGTATTTCTTTGACACCTCCGTCGTACATAAAGAACTTACGTCTACCCATCCAGTACACTACATCACCTACAGCAACTGCAGCATTCTGCCCTGCTATAGAAGTATTAACGGACACTTCAGTTAGTCCGTACCAGAATGGATCACCTAAATATTGCATTGTATGTGCAGATATATCAGTGAGAACAAGGATTTGCTGTTTTGTTTGTACCGCTGTAACGATCTCACTACCTGTACTAAGTCGAAGCTCTCCTGCGCTATTAGTGTCTAACGCTCGCCATTCGGTATAACTTTGTATGTCTGAGAACCGTATAGTTAGTGGGTCTTGGACTCCCGGTGCCCCTTGTGGGTCGCATCCAAATGCAATTACACGACGATCTCTTTCAGATACAAGTATTACATTTGCTATTTGCGGTGCTTGGCCTGTTACACCTGCTCCAGTAAAAAGTTTAACGCCCCGTGCGCTTACCCCTGCTGATAAATCCCAGTGGTAAATACCGCCGCCGCGTATGTTTGCTACAAGGTCCTCACCCCAATTATCTTGTGACCATAGACGTAGAGACGAACCCGCTACAGCAACATTAGCTGCATCGCCCCAACCTGTTGTAGGATTAGCATCGCCGCTATAGGGACCAGCCCCCCAACCAGTGCCGAGGATTACTGAATTTAACCCTACATTAATCTGGTACGCGCCTCGGGCATTCGAACCACCGTTCTGTGTGTCGCTTGCATTTGCGGTAGCTGTAGCAACAAACTTATAAGAGTTTGGGTTTACTATTTCGGATATTTGGTACTCTTTGTTAAGCACGGCTGCGGTAACAACTCCACCTAAAGATACAGCACCTGAAAATGTAACAAAATCATTCAGCGCTGCGCCGTTTGCTGTAGCTGTAACAGTTATAATGTCTGAATTGTTAGTAGCTGCGAACGTAACTACACCTGCAGGAACTCGTATAGGAGTGATATCGAATGGTTGTCCCCCACGAGTTATGTATAGTTTTAGGTCAGTCCCTGCCCCTATATACGCCGTATTTGCCAGACTACTCCAATTATGTAGGGAGCGGCACGTACCAAGTATTACAGCGTTAGTATGCCTAGTCCAACCCCCTATAGTCTCAGGTAGCCCCATACGAAACCTGATTCTGTTACTATCAAACCACCCACCATTGTTGGTGTACCGTGTGGTATCCCGCACGATTCCCGGTTTAAACTGTAACTTTGTAAGGGCCATAGCAAGTCTCCTGTTAACGCACTATACATAGCAGTGCGTAAATAATCTACAGCATTAGCTCAAAGTGTGGCGCATCTATAAATGGTCTACGCGATTGGGATCGACGCGTGTCTATGTAGGAAGTCATAGCGTGTTCTGCTGTCCCATCATAGCCACCTATGTCATCAATAGTCCATGCCGCGCCCCAGCGTAATTTTACACCCGCAGCGGCGGCGGCTTCTTTCATAGCATCAGCAATCTCATCATAGAGATTTAGCTCCCACCTACCGCCATCGATATAAGCCATAAGATCAACAGCGTTGCCATCAATGTGTTTAGACTTCATAGTTTGTGACGCCCCTTTGGCGACCAGAGCCTTCTGCTCGTCCCTCGTCCTCAAGCCACAGATCACACTGAAGTCCTGTTTGGTTACTCCTATGGCGTACTTCACGACTGTTATCAGTCTTTCATCTACACCTTCTAGCCTTGACAGGCTGCGCTTTCCTAGTTTGTAACCCATAACTATTTCTTCCCTGACTTTTTTGCTGCTCTTCGTTTTAGAATTATCTTTTTAGCTGCAGGAGTCATGTTCTTAAACTCATCGTAGGGTTTCCCCAACCTGTCTTTACCAGCTTTGTTTTGCGGCCTACCGCTAGTCTTATAATTAGCCATAACTACTTCCCTGTATACTTAGATATTGCGCGATTACCAAACCAGAATGCTAAGACTGCGCTCATAAGCCCAGCGGTTTCTTGATCCCACATAAGACTAACAGCCTCGGTCCATTCCCCGCCAGCCTGACCCACCTTAATCATGATTACAACCTTTGTGGCTACAAACAGTCCGAAGAAGGCATAAGTAATAACAGGACGAACACTACCCCGAAGAGCGTTGATAAATCCGCCAGCGTCGATAGATCGGTCATGCTCGTACAGTCCTTTCGTCTCTTCAATGTCAGCCTTCTTATCCAACTCAACCAGCTTCATCTCTGACCGTTTGTGCGCTAACTCAGTTTCAAGATGCATCATCTCCATACGATGCTTCTGTTGCTGATTGGCTTTAAAAAAGTTCAGGATTTCAGGTAGAAAAGAACTACCAAACCCTAACAGACTTCCAAGTAACGCTATCATTTATTTTTTCCTTTTATAAGTTCACGGTAATCCTCAAACGCGCCAATGGCTTCCCTGCGATAAATATCAGAAAGATGGGTTTTTGCGTCTTCTTTTTCTTTTGCCCCTTTCCCTGTTAAATAGGCAGGAGCCTCGTCAGTTCTATTTTGGGGGGTTATTTTTCGTGGGAAAGCCATACCGCAAAAGCTCCTGTCATTGCGCCGGTTACAACCGAAATTAAGGAAGCCTGTTGCGTCGAAATATCTGGCAAACTCAGCGCCCATTCCAAACATCGAATGTACATTATCGTCATTACCAGCATCATCAAACGCGGTAATATCTTAAAATGAAGTATTTTTTCCATAGTCAAAGTCATGTGTTCCTCCTTAAAATCCGTCACTTAAACCTTTTAAGATATCCTTAAGCGTCGGTTTTTGTTTTGAGTTGGGCATGTAAAGGCACTCGAACGATTTGGGACACTCTCGAAAACTTAAAGTTGGGTAATGATAGCCTAACGTTCCGTTTTTGCCGGAATATAAACACACAAGCTCATCATTGTTGTCTACATACTTCCATAGGTTGCAGGTGACATACTCAGGGTTGAGTAATGAGTTGGCCAGAATTAAGGGAATTAAAGTATTCATACTACAAGAACTATCAGATACATACCGCCACCGAGAATCCCGATTATTAATATAGATAAGCCGAGAATAGCCATGTTGTTTTGTATCTGCCGCTTGGCCTCGTCCTGCGCAAAGGCTGTTTTTTCTCTTTCAGCCCTGATTTCTCGACGCATTTCCAGCATTTCGTCATAGGTTCCCCAGCCGAATCTTAAATTAATAAGTGCTGCTATTTCTAATTCTCTCTCTTTCAACGTCTTTTGGTGGATCAATATCTCAAGAGCTTCCTCTTCAATCGACCGACCCTGCGTAGCGCGTTCAAAAAATGTTGGATTCTTGCGTTGCGTCTGCGCACGGTTAATATCAGCGCAAGCGCCATACCAACTTCCGAGCTGTTTTGATATACCTTCGAGCTCCTGAGCGTGTCCTATAACCTTTTTGATACCCGCATAGGCCGCGCTGGCGGTGGCAAAAGCAGTAATAGGGTCAATCATCAGAAAACTCCGACAAACCTCTGCGGTCGTGCGATAGGGCTGAACTTCTTAATCATCCCACCACCGGATTTCTTTTGAACACCCGCCTTACTTAACGCAATCGCAACAGCCTGATCTTGCGGCTTTCCCGATGCCCGTTCTGTACGGATGTTCTGGCTTATAGCCTTCTGTCCCTTACCCGCCTTAAGAGGCATTTCTTTGCTCCATGGCTTGTCGCTGAACGTCAATCCTCTCTCGGTTTACATCCGTGCGATCATCCGCAATCTGTTCTTGCAGCTCCAACCTAGCCGAATCCGCCGTGGCCGACTGCTCCAATTTCAGTTCCTCAAGGGCCAACTTGGCAACGTCCATTTGAGACTTCTGTTCCGTCTCCATCTCCTTAATTGCCAACTCCTGCATACGAATTGTAACCAAAGGATCTTGATCTTCTGCGCCTGTGCCTTTGTGAGACATCAAAGGAATTACCTCCATCAACAACTCACCCTCAACCTGCGCCACTTTTGCCTCCATCTGATCAGGGGGCATCTGAGACTGCTGCGTCTGCATCTGCATCTGCTGCATTTGCATCTGCGCCTGCTGCATCGGAATCGCTCCCGCCTGAACCAAGTTCTGCAACTGCGCCGTGGCGGCTTGCATCTCCTGTTGTTGCTGCATCTGCATCTGCTGTACTTCCTCTTGAACCATGTTCCGAGCTTTTAAACTAACATGTTCCAAAATATGACTGAATAAAGCCGCCAAAACAGGAGGGGTTTGTTGTAACACATCTAACTCAAGTAACGACAAATGCGCTTTCATATGAGCGTCATGGTCCTGTTGAGGGAACGCTTTGACTGGTTTCCCCCCTATAATTGCGGCGTCTTCCGTCGCAGGATCAGTAGGCTGTGGTTCTTGTTCCGGTGGTAAAATCTCGTCAATGTTCTGCACCTCCAACGCTTGATACATCCTTCTATACGCTGCTGGGAGGTTGTGCATTTGCGGATTGGATTGGGCCAGTTGAAGTTGAGTCTGAGCCAAAGTAACCCGCTGCGCCATAGAGAAGATGTTCGGGTCAGAGACGGGGAGGACGTCAACCCGAGCATCGAAGTCTTCTGCCTTAACACCCTGTTCCGCACCCGCTACTTGATAGGGGTACATCGGAGCAAGGTTCTCGGAGAAGATACGCGCAAGTAAACGAAACTCGTTTCTCTGCGCGTAGTGCAGACGTTTGTGAATCGCAGACATGACCTTCATGCCCCGCTCCAACATAGCAACCGTGGTTCCCACAGGGGTTTCGTTTTGCCCACTCATATCCGTGATTTGCTGATCGGCCAAAGAAATAAACCGGCGACCGTCAGCTACCAACCCACCTAGAAGCTGAGACAACGTAGCCGAAGGCTCCTTGTAAGGCAGAGGAATAATGGCGTCCCTAATGCTGCCACCGGGCGCGTCAATGTCTCTCCACTCTCCGGGCTGTAATGGCTCGTCAGCGTTGCGTACACGCACCCCACGGGCCTTAAACCCTGCGGGGAGGTTGGATAGGGTCCCAGCGTCAATAAGCTGCCGTAAGAGGCTTGTAGCTGCTCTACCTAGGCCGCCAATCATATGCACCAAACCAAAGCCATAAAAACCCAAACCCGGCATGAACTTGTAATGCACAAAAAACTGACGCTTTTTCTTCATAACATCGTCAGGCGCATAATTGCGGCGGATCGACAGAACCTTGCCCGATGAATCATCTAACGTAACAATATAAGGCAACTTAATGCCCGTGGGCTCTCCCGTGGCAGGATCAACGTCCTCAAAACCCTCAATGTCTAATTCAGCGTGGAACTCCAAAATAGTTAAAACATCGTCACTGTAACTCTTGGATAAACCCTCAAGCTCATTAACCTTCTGACGAACAGAATCCGACTCAACATCGTCCGAAGCATTGAGATCAACGTCACGGTAAACACCCGCGTACTGCATCTTGGCAACATCGTTCATCTCCATGCGAAGAACGTGCGTCACACGACTAGCCGTCTGCAAATCAGACGCAGAATAAGGAACAACTAAGTCCTGTGCAGGAATAAACTTAGCAACAGCACGTTGCTTGGTAGGGTCAAAGTAAACCTTCTTAAAAGTAGAACCGCTCAAAGGGAGATAAAACAACATTTGATCCATGTCCGGGTCGTATTCCTCCATGACCTCAGTAATCTGATAGTTCATGAAATCCTTAACCCGCTTGGCCTGCTCCTCAAGCAGCCGATCTTTTAATCCAATAACGCTAGTCCGAACTGGACCGCCAGAAGGTAATAACTCCTTATAAGCATGAGCCTGAAACTGCGTCACACTTTCCGTAATCATTGGGTGAGTTATCCCCGATGCTCCCTCAAAAGGTGTAGAGCGGTCATCGGTCTTCAACCCCAAGAGATCTAACCCCTTGGTGTATATCTCCTCCCATTCAGAGCGGGACTCAAGGTCATCCTCATAAAAACCACGAAGATCCGTGGACAAAGAACCAAGGTCGCCGTCGTCCAAATACTCTGCTAAATTCGCATCAAACGGTATTAACTCTTCCTGAGGCATCTCTTGAGCCATAGAAATAGCCTGTATAATGGCTCCGCCCTGACCGTCATCTATGACTTCCGCACCGCCCGGAAACTCCATCGGTACATCAACTGGAACTTCTACGTCAGGTAAACCCGATGTATCATTAAGATCTAAACCCGGTGCGACCATGTTTGGTGGTAATGCCATCAATAATACTCCCGTTGCCGGGGCCTCCATTCTGGTTCATCTTCTTCTTCGCCGTCCAAAGCGATGAAACCGCCCTGCCGAAACCGCATCAACGCTAACGTCATACTGTCACAAAAGTCATCGTGGTCGCCATTTGGAAACGAAACGATCTCTTCTATGACCTCATCCGAGAACTTTTCCTTCATAGGAGCCCATACCATCCCCGCCTCAAACAACGGAGCAACCATGTGCATTCGAGTCACCTTATCACTTCCTTTGCCCGGTGAGAAGCCCAAGGCTGGTATACCCTTTAATCGTAACTCGTCAATTAAAGGCTGTCCCGTCGCTTTGGCCTCAACAATCACCATGTCAGGCTCCCAATACTCATGCTCCTCATAAGCAATGTCTTTTAATTCAGGGAAATTCCACCGACCCCTACGAGCATCCATCAAAATTATGTTATCAGGGCCACTATCTTCCGGCTTAAACACCCCCCAAGTCGTAATAGCACTGTAATCCGCACTCTGCTTCTTCGAAAACGCCGTGTCATACGCCTGTAAAACATACTCCAACCGAGGAATCTTCTCCTTCTCCCAATCCTTCCACCATTCCCGCTTTATTATGGCAGATTCGGAACTCGTAGGGTTCTGCTGCCACTGCGCCTGCCATTTCGCCACAGGCAAAGACGCCTTAATCGATAATAACGCCTCTTTGTCCCAAAATTCCGGCCAAAGCGGCTTGTCACTAGGCATAATCGCAGGAAATTCCACCACATCCCACTGATCCGACAGCCTATCCATCTTTTGTTGCGATAATAATTGACCAGTTAAGTCCTTCTTACCCCAACGAGTCATAACAATTATAATCGCACCACCCGGCTGTAAACGCTGCCGAGGACCAGACGTGTACCACTCATAAGCATGGTCAAAAGCAGTGGAACTTAACGCATCTTGTTCCGAATGAGGGTCGTCAATGACAAGTAAATCCGCTCCACGGCCCGTAATGGCCGCTCCAACCCCCGCCGCAAAGTATTCCGCACCCTTGTCAGTGCCCCAAGTACCCGCACCCTTATTGTCTTCCTTAAGGTTCGTGTTTGGAAAGATAGCTTTATATTCAGGGTCATCAATTAAATCCCTTACCTTGCGACCAAACCGAACAGCCAACTCCGTGTTGTGAGTCGCCTGAATGATTTTTAATTTAGGGTTTCTGCCTAGAAACCAAGCAGGCATTAAGTAACTCGCAAACTCAGACTTCGAATGCCGAGGCGGCATGTTGATAATTAACCGCTTGATCTCCCCACGAGCAACCGCCTCAAGCTTCTTGGCAATTACACGGTGATGACTACCCTCAATGAAGTTGTCATACACATGATGCACAAAAGGTAAAAACTTCTCCTGCGCCTCCTCACGTAAATCCAGCCTCTTCTTGGCCTCAGTTAAGGCCAAGATCTCTTTTAACGCCTCTTCAGGTAAGGTTTGTAAATTCAAACTTGGTTATCCTAAGAAAGAGGCGTTATTAGAAAACCGATTAGTCATGTCAGTTTGAGTCTCCCTCATGTTCGATGCCAATCTGGGGTCCAAATTAAGTGCCGCAAGACCAGCCTGAGAACCAATTGGGCGTGTCCTCCAATCGTCGGGCATCACGTGTGCTCCGAGAATTTGGTCCGTGGCCTCTCCTGCTCCGGGAATTGGGTCCGTGGCCTGTGTTCCTACAGTCAAATCAGCCGCTGTAGTGTTCAAAGTGGGAAGTACAAAAGCCGGGCTCTCATTAATAATGCCCGGTTGTAACGCCTTAAATGCGTTTTCTGGAACCGTCGCCGCAGTGTACACGTTAGTAGGCGCAACAGAGGCCGCCGCTGCATCATAATCCGCTTCACCCCACTCCTGCTGAAACGGATCAAGAACACACATCTCTTGTGCAGAGTCATAAACATGCCCCTCAGGGCAATCAACCCCATCAACCTCATCAACCTCACCCACAGTCTCAAGGGTGACTTCGTTATCGTCACTCTCGTTATTTAATGCTGATGTCTCTTCTGTTAAGTCGTTAAAGCCGATGGGTGCAACAAAACCCTCGGAGTCGTTCGGCAAACCCCCGGAGTCGGCGTCGCCACTGCCGTCACTCGATCCACCCGAAGTAATAAGGTTTGAAATACCCGAGATAATGTTTTGATCTAAAGGATTAGCGGCGGCCTCCTCAGCAGATATATGACCATCTCCGTCTTCGTCCGCTGCTGAGCCACCCCCCGATGCAAATGAATCCCCCGAATAACCGGGACCGCCGCCGTCAATAAAGTCCGACCCGGAGATGTAGCCAGTACCTAAAATCCCACCATTACCTAAAATCTCACCATCTCCGCTTAAAGCGTTAACGGTCGAAGAAATAGGGTTCTGTAGTGCATCTAGCAAACCACCCAAAACACCACCCGAAGTAGCAAAGTTTGAGGCGCTTGAAATAATGTTTTGATCTAAAGGATTAGCGGCGGCCTCCTCAGCAGATATATGACCATCTTTGTTTAAGTCCGCTGCTGAGCCACCCGCCGATGCAAATGAATCCCCCG